TGTGCCTACATTGGTAGTGGGCCCGGTGGCCAAAGGTGACATGATGGTGAGTGCAGGAGATGGCAGAGCAAAGGCCTGTGCTACACCTGTCATGGGTTCAGTGATTGGCAAAGCAGTGCAAGATCACCCAGGTGGTTCGGGCACAATTGAAATTGTTGTTGGAAGAATGTAAGGACAAGAAATGGCATACCTAGGCAACTCTCCGCAGATTGGTCAATACCGTAAAATGGACACATTGACCTTCAACGGTGTGACACAGACGTTTAACATCACCATAAGTGGAGTGCCATTCAATCCTCCCACAGCATTTGCCATGTTGGCAGTGCTGAACGGCAACCCATTGAATCCTGGTGTGGACTTTAGCATATCAGGATCTACCATTAGTTTTGCCTCAGCACCTGCGGCGTTTACTCCGTTCTTTGGCCTGATCTTTGGAGACACGCTATATACAGGTACGCCCAGCGATGCCACTGTGACCAACAGCAAAATTGCACAAGGCACAATCAATTACGACCGGTTCAGCGTTGACACACAAGCAACGTTGACCGCGAATCAAATCATATTTGGAGTTTAACTAAAATGGCAAGACAAAGATTATACGAGTACGTGTTCACACCAGGCACAGCAGGTCTAGGTACTGTGAAAGTACAAGGTCGCTACAACCTGGCAGACTTTTTGGCCATTTACGATACCACCACAAACAGCAGTATCTACAACTTTGGAGCACCCACACAAGGCGGCACTGCAACCTGGGCAGCTGGAGTCACTGCAGAGTTTCCCACAGCCTATGCTGGGGTGACCACACTGAATCTGGATCTAGACACCAGCGCACTCAGTGCCAATGATCAACTGGCTGTGTATGTAGAAAGTCAAAGTCTCAAAACTGAACCATGGGAGTTTGGCGAAGATGCTATTGGCCGAGAACGCATTAGTAATCCTGAAAGTTTGATTGACGCTGACTTTGAGTATGGATTACAAGCAACCAAGTGGCAAAATGTCAGTCTCACACAATATGTGCCAAATTTCTTTGAAGCAGCAGGCACAGACCTCACATTCAACACCAACGGCTATGCCACCATGCTGTCCAGTACCAATTTGCTGACCAGCAACGTGGACACATCTGTCAATGTGGTGAATCAAGGCACACCGCCTTGGATTGCCAACGACTATGCTCTTATCATCAGCCAAACACAGGGCAATACTGCACCTTTTGTAAGCAGCAGTTTGACGGCCAATGTCAACAGTTCAGCTGAACGCACATTCACAGTGGCATCAACCACTGGCGTGTCAGCACTGGACAACATTGTGTTGGTGGGTCTGCCCACCACAGGTGGCACAACCACAGCAGTGACCAACATTACCAGCACAGCCACCACCGCCATCAACGTCACAAATGCAGCAGCAGCAGGAATTGTGGCAGGTACCTACATCATTGTGGAAACCAACACTGCTGGCACTTATGAAGTGATGGCAGTGACTTCGGTAGTGACCAATGCACTTGTGGTGGTACGTCAGGTCAATCAAACCAATGGTGCGGGTGTAAATATTAACACAGGCAACGATGTGTTTGTGGTCAACACCATGGAAATTGCACAAGTGGATGAAGTCACCGATGCCACTACCTTGCAATTGCAACGCGGCTGGTACAACACCTCTGCTGCCAATGCCTATGCCACAGGTTCAATTTTCCAACGCCTCAGCAGCAATGTTGAAATTGTCAAACACACTGTGGTCAATACAGCTGTCAATGGAACTCAAACCATTGCTCGAGCACAGTTCAACACCGCAGCATTGACCACTGCCGGTGCCGGGTCACCATTCATTAGGCTCACCGGCTCATGGTACGGCGGATCAAACACCACACCCACAGTGGGTGTGAATGCCACAGATTCTGATCTTGTGGTGGACAATTTTGTCAGTGTGACCAACAGTGCCAGTAGCAACAGCGAAGGTGTGAGTCTGGTGAGTCTGGGCGAAACCAACAATTTTGCCTATTTTCCGCGCCGTGCTGCCAGTCTTGCACCAGGCTACCCGCTGAATCAAGTAGACACAGTGATTCGACAGGCGTTTGCCTACACCGGAGCTGATCTGGACGTGGTCGGCGGAGTCAGCGATGGTGGCAGTCCCAGCACCATAACCATAACCACAACCTATGCACATGGTCTAGTGCCTGGCACTGGTATCCTGGTCACCATTGGATCAGCCGGCGCCAATCCAACCCTGTGCGAAGGATCGTTTTTGATTTTGTCAGTGCCCACCTCCACAACATTTACCTATCAGGCCAAGTCCGGCGGTGCAGTGACGTCACCAGTGGGATTCACTGTGAATCTTCGCAGCAATGCCTCATTTCAGGCACGCTCATTTGATGGTGGCGTGCTGATGGGTCCTAGCATGCCCAATCGTGGTGCTGCTGCTGTGCGACAGACCAAAAAATACTTTAGATATCAGTCAGGCAAGGGCATATTGTTTTCGTCAGGAACCATGCTCAAACCCACATATGATATAGCAGCCATTGATTCAGATGGTGACAATGTGAACGACAACATCAGCATTACCACTGATGTAGAACATGGACTCAATGCAGGTGCAGTGGTCACCATTTCTGGTGTGACCACATCCGGCTACAACAACACAGGTTATGTGGTCACCAGCATTACCAGCGATGTTACTTTTGTGGTACAGGCACAGAATCCCCTGGGAGGTGGCGACAGCACCCCGGTAGTGCTGGGTCAGCAACCACGTGTGAACATCACAGGCTGGCACGGGGCCAGTATACGTGCAGGCATTTTTGATGATCAAAACGGCTTGTTCTGGGAGCATGACGGACAGAGTTTGAATGTGGTACAGCGCACCAGCACTGGCCAACTGGCAGGATTTGTCAACATTGGAGTGGGCTCAAATCTTGTGACCGGCGATGGCGACTGCAGATTTCAAGACCAGGTCAACATTGGCGATGTGGTGGTCATACGCGGCATGAGTCACTATGTGACCGGCATTGTGAACAACAACCGTATGACTGTGACACCCACATTCCGGGGAGTCAGCAATCAAACACGAGTCAAAATGGGCTTACGAACAGAAATACGTGTGCGACAATCAGATTTTAACATTGATCGCATGGACGGCACAGGAGCATCAGGATTCACTGTGGATGCCAGCAAGATGCAGATGATCGGCCTGGAATATTCATGGTACGGTGCAGGCTATGTGACCTGGATGATGCGTGGCCAGGATGGCAGATTTATTCATGCACATCGCATTACCAACAACAATCGCAACAACGAAGCCTACATGCGGTCCGGCAATTTGCCGTCGCGATACGAAGCCATTGTGGAAACTGCTGTCAGTAGCCTGAATGGAGCCATCACTGACAGCGACACACAAATTGTGCTGCGAGATGCCACTGACTATCCCGCAGCGTCTGTGACATATCCGGTGTTTGTGATGATCGAAAGCGAAATCATCAAGTATTCTGGCAAGTCTGGCAACACACTCACAGGCTGCACTCGTGCTGCCACTTTTGTGCAGTTCGCAGAAGGTGCCAGTCGCAGCTACACCGGTGGTGTGGCAGCGGCTCATGCGGACAACACCGGGGTGATCTTGATATCTTGCACCTGTGTGCCTCAGGTCAATCACTGGGGCAGCAGTATCATCATGGACGGCAATTTTGATGGTGACGAAGGATTTTCATTCACCTACAATCGTCAAGGCTATGGCTTGCCGGGTGTTATTGGTGCAACACAAACAGCCTTTTTGATGCGCCTGGCACCCAGTGTCAGCAACGGCATTGTGGGCGATCTGGGACAGCGTGATCTAATCAATCGTGCTCAGTTGACCCTGAAAGATCTTGTGGTCAATGTGTCGGCCGGACGATACCTGGTCACAGGTATATTGAACCCCAGCAACGTGGATTCAGCCAACACAGTGTTCACTGGCTTGAACAATGCTGGTGGTGGTTTTCAGCCTAGTTTTTCACAGTTTGCAGTGGCTCCTGCATTCACAGGTGATGCCACTGGCGGCGTGCAGGCTGCACCACTGACCACCACAGGTGGTTTCACACGCTCAGGAACTAAGGTAAGTTTTGGTACTTTTGGCACGGTGAGTTTTGGCAATCTCACACCTGTTGTGGTCAGCAGTTCGGGTACCGGCGCCAACATCACAGTGGTACTAAATCGTGCAGGCACTGTGTACAGCAGCACCACCACAGCCATTACTATTCAAAATCCCGGCACAGGCTATGCTGTGGGCGATACACTAAAAATTCTGGGCAATGCACTGGGTGGCGTCAATACCACCAATGACTTGAATCTCAAGGTAGCCACAATTGCCACGGACATTGCTGGAGGAGAACGACTGTTTGCCATACCCATCAATGCCACAGGAACCAATCAGTTGGATCTTACCAATATCAAACAGATAGGTCAGAGTGCTGTGCCCGGCACAGGTACCTATCCCAATGGTCCTGAAGTGTTGGCTGTGACCATCACAGCCTTGACCGCACAGACCAATCCCCAGGGTGAGATCCAGTTGAGTTTTCAAGAAAGCCAGGCTTAACTGCTGGCAGCAAGATACCGCTCCACAGTGTCTATCTTGCTTTGTACTGCTTCAATGTTCACAGTTGACCACAGGCCTGGGTGCATGGGTCTGGGCCATTGACCTCGGTCAATCCAGGCATAGCCCATGTGCTCGTTGTTGAGTGAGGGAATGAACTCATCAGCCACAACACACACCCAGGTGTTGTATTCAAATTGTGAATCTGATGATGTGAATTTTTCCAGTGGAACCAGGCGTTGATATTCAGGCATTGATCCCAGTTCTTCAATGCACTCACGTTCCATGGCACCCAGTAATGTTTCACCTGTTTCTACCTTGCCACCAGGCAGTCCCCATGAACCGGGGTGTCTAGTATCATTGCGTAACAAATACAAATAGCGTCCTGTGGCACTGCTACGAAACCAAACTCCCACGGCTTTCACAGCACAATCCTCCAGCTGCCTCCTGCATACACGCCTTGATAACTCTTGACCCAGGCTTCGCCGGTCCAGCGATATTGAATGCCTGTGGTGATGTTGGTCACATACTGTGTGTTGTTGGTTTCTGTGGCAGCCCGAAATACCACACGCCAGTAGTTGTTTGAGTACTCAACAATGTCATTGGCCTGTGCCACTAGGCCGCGACCATTGGCACCTGTCCAATCTGTGGCTGGCACAGGATTGTCCAAGGACCCTGTATCTTCGGTCAGCAAATATCTCACTCCTTGCAACACAGAATCTTCTGGTCTTGGGCCAGTTGCCAAAGGATTGATAATGGCATTGATGGGATCAAGGGTGTTTTGTGGAGTGGTGTCAATGTCCACGTCAAACAACAAAAATCGGTCATCGTTGGGATCCAGAACAACAGTGCCCACAACTTCTGTGTCGTCTGGTTGTATCAGTCTGATTTGACTGATACCAGGACGCAGTGATCCATACAGGTCAATCACTGCTGGCCACAACAGGTTAGAATCTGTCACAATTTCTGTGGGTACAATGCTGTCATTGCTGGGTTCTTCAGCAACATACTTTTGTTGTAAACACTGCAGTTTGTTTCCAATCAACACAGTGGCGTAGTTGAAAGGAGTGATCACTTGTCTGGTGCCCATCAACAGGTCTTCATTGTCGATGGCATTGTTTAGGTCGCCTTGTGCATCGTACATTGACGCAATCACACGTTCGATCACACCCAGTTTTAACACCTTGGCAGGCGAAGATATCCAGATGGGCATGCTAAACGTCAGCGAGGCAACATCTATGGGATTGTCTGTGCCAATGGGTATGCTTCTACTGCTCCATTGAGTGCGGTCCAAGTACATCACACTCAAACTACTCCAGTCAATGTAGTTGTCTGTGCTTTGTATTTCTAGACTGGGATTGAACAAGGTCAGAACCTGTTCCAGCAACTGCAACTTTTGATTGGTATTACTGGTCCAAATATCCAGGTTGATTGTGAGTTTGAATGGCACAGGCATGAGTCGTTCGATGCTGAATGCATTGCCCTGTGTGGTTTCGTAGGTTTCAGTCACAGGATCATAAGTGCGTTGGCGCACATTGATTCTGCTCACAAAGTAAGGATCCTGCATGCGACTTTGCTCATAGTCTAGTCCAGTGATGTAAAAAGTCATCAAGGGAGTTGACGGCAGACTGTTGCGACTGTTTTCTTGTATGATGGTTTGAGCATTGCGACTGGCATCACCATAACGAACAGGCACACGTATTAAGGCGGCAGCATTTACTCCGTCAGTTTCGTTGCCGTACTCAATTTGAAATCCAGAAAAAATTCTGGTGAATTGCAATAAGAATCTGCGTATTTGAGCGTCATAAAAATATTGATTAATTTTAATTCTCCTTGTCCATATACACTCGTTTACCGTCTATGGTTTTCCAAGTTTTACCCCGTGTACCACTACGTTCAAGTTGAATTTGGCTTAGTTTTTCTTTGGCCTCTGCAGGCATGTGCCATAATCCTGATGTGCCTTTTCTTGGATGTGTTTTGCCCTTCATGGCACCACTATCACGTCGAGTCCAAGTATCTGTACCTTTTGCTCGTCTGCGGGCATGAGCCTGTTTCTGAGACTCTTTCATTTTTTCTTTAGACTTTTCACTGTGAGTTTTATTATTTCCAGCTTCTCTAATATTATACACTTCGGTTATTTTTCTATACTCATCTAACCAATGTTGTTCTTTTAGATTCAATTCATCAAGGGTGTCTGCTGAATCAATCACTTCCCAAACAAAGTTAGTAACGCCGTACAATCTCATGCTGTTGTATAAATGATTGTTCTGGCCATTACGGGTTTTAGCACAATGATCATACCAACGCATCTTGGGATTTTTTTGTATAGTTTGACCAATGTACATTTTGTTATTGATAGTGTTGGTGATTCTGTATATGTGCATGCGTTTATTTATGGCTCACCATAAAAGAAGCTTTGAATTTGGGTTGCCCCCAGTTAAGTGCCAGGTGGCAAGAACCCACCTTGGTCGCCGTTGTCAGCACGCGGTCTAAGTATTTCACTGAGACTTTGACGACTTGGAATGTTGCCCAGGTCTTTGGTGCTGACAGTTGCAGTGTTATTTACGAAGCCGCTGCGCAGTGTTTTATTTGTTGGCCCGTTGTTGAGGTCAGTGCGCACCTTGTCGTCAACTTTGACCCAACGTACACCATCATAACGGAACAAGCGATTGGGTTTGTAGTCCAGTCGTAGCACATAAGAACCGGCCACTGGATTGGGCGGGAAGTTCACTGCAGGAGTAACTGGTATACCATTGGGCGCTGTGCCGCCGCCTGTGAGATATCCCTCAGCATATCCCGCACTAGTAGGAGTCACAGCCATGCCACCTTGTGTGCCATCCACAGTGACAGTTTCATCAGCAGTCAGACTGGTAGGATTGGCTGGCTCCCCTGTGGGTGTGGTAGGCTCAATGTACAAAGTTTGATTGTCGTAGCCCGACAGCGGCACTTCGGCATCTGCTTGTGCCAGGATGGCATCGTTGATTTCAAGATCCTTGACTCTGGTGCCTTGTGCATCGCTGATAGTGTCAGGTGTGTAAGGCGCCCAGAAGTTGCTATTGGTTATGTCTGTATCAGCAGGCACATTGACCTGTGCTTGGTAATAATTGTGGCCTTGATTGACAATGGTACCTGAAGGATAAAAATTGCCAGGATCCCAGATGTTTTCTGTCACAAAAGGCTTGTCTGTGATGTTGCTGAATTCTTGTTGATCCTTCATGGGGGTACACTTCACACGCCACAGGTGAGGCAACCAAGTTACAGAGAATCCTTCACTGGCATAGTCAGCATCTTGAATCTGATAGTATCTAGGCAAGGCTCGCGGAATGTCTTGATTCAGCGGATGATAGTCCTTCAGGTTGGGAATCTCTATCACGTCACCATTCATGAGCTTGCGACCAAATGTGTCAATCATGGTGTTGTAGTGAAACGTCATGAATATGGTGTCGTTGTTTAGGAACAGCCCAAACTGTGTCAAATCAAAGTCCACGTCCTGTGTGTTGTACACGCCGCGCATGACATACACATCGGGATCGTATATTCTGTCACGGTTTTCCAGCAACAGCAAGTCTTGAATGTTAAGCACATCCACTGCTTCATATGTGGGCTGTGTGGCGTCAAAATTACCACTCAGGGCTGAATCATTGCCACCTGCCTGTGGTCCCATGTATTTGTGGATATAGATATCCAATCCGCCCACAGTGTATTGCTCGCGTATGATATGATCTAAAAATTGATAATCTCGGGTCCGGTTAGGCCGGTACATACTTAATCTTGGCATCCTATATTTATAGTACTTTGGGTTTACCTTTGAGCTGGTTGACCAATAATTACCCTAATGCTATAATATGGACTAGACAACAAAGGAGCCAGCAATGAGCGATTTAGTTACCGATTTGCACAGTGAGATGATCAACAGTGTAGCACCAAATTACAGTATCAATTATGAAGCAGAGGCTCTTGCAAGTTTTGAAGCCACTGGTGATGACTTGATGGAGATGCTTGAGACTCGTGCTACGGACTTTATTGCAGAGACTACCGGGGCAGATGTGCGCGAGGACTTGGGTGGGCTCACAGTGTTTTTCCGAGGTAATACTTTGGTTGCATTTTACGATTATGAACAATTTAAAGGGCATGTTTTCTAAACCCCTAAGCCCGAAAGGGCTTTGAGTTGACCAACAATGGCCATTCTGCTATAATTACATATAATCTACAGGAGCCCCAATGAACGCAACACGAGCCGCTGTCAAGCCACTAAACCCTCGCAGTCCTGATACCAAATACACAGGGCTGGAACCCACATGGCGTGTGCAACCCACGGACAACCGCACCAGTCAACTGAGCTCTGCGTTCTCGTGGTACAATTACTTTTACGGCAAAAAAGACGCACGTGAAATGCTAGTGGCTTACTTAGAGCACAACGGACGCAAAGCAGATGTTCGTGCATTGAAAGGTGTACCTGACTCAGCAGTTCGACTGACCACTGCATGGCTGTGCCGCATGAGCATGGTGGGCCTGGAACTCACAGACACAGAACAAGTACGACTGGAAGGCTACATCCAAGAAATATTAACTGCACGTGAACCCGAAGTGGTTGTAGAAGAAGTTGTAGCAGTAGCCAAACCCAATATTCAGGATCGTCTGCGTGAAAAGGTCTCAGAGTGTGCCGGCGAACTGGACGGCATGTTTGATGAGTTTGTGGTCAACGGTGCCAAGAGGTCAGCAGACTACAAGCCAATCACAGTTATCCGCGGACTAAATGTAGCACCACAAATGATTTCAGACATTGCCAACTTGTGGAAGCACAAACTTGCAGAGTTTGAAACTGTGATCGAAGGCAAAGATGCACAGGTGGTAGAAGGCTACAGCAATTTCTCAAAGATTCAAATGCGAAATGTTGTGAAATTTTGTGAAGCAGTGATCAATGACTGCGGCGCCTATGTGCAGATCAAGAAAGTTGAACGCAAGCCACGCAAGGTCAAGTCAGTGCCACCTGAGAAACGTGCCGCAAAGTTCAAAGTGTTAATGGAATTTGCCGAGCTCAAGCTCAAAGGTTTACCAGCCGCAAGTCTTGTGGACAAAGCAGAAGCCTGGTTGTACGACACCAAGAAGCGCAAACTGATCCACCTTGTGGCTGACAGTCATACACAGGCGTTTACTGTGAAGTCAAACTCAATCATTGGTTTCAGCACCATTGAGACCATGCAAAAAACTGTGCGCAAGCCAGCAGATGTTGTCAAAGCAGTGCAAGCCGCAGGCAAGCCAGCCGCACGTAAGATCTACAAAGATCTCTCCACAACAGAAACCCCGTTCAACGGACGTGGCACGGAGAACTTGGTGGTGCTCAAGGCCTGGTAAATAGGTCTATGCACAGTATCCCAGACGATGATCCCAGTGATCATCGCGCTTTTGTGTCCAACATTGAATTTTACAGTACAAATGTTTGCAATTTATCTTGCAACAACTGTAATCGATTCAACGATCACGATTTTCGTGGATGGCAACGCTGGAGTGATTATGCCGAACAATACCAGCAATGGTCCAAGCATGTTAGACTGCAACGCATAACCATTCTTGGCGGAGAGCCATTGCTGAACCCCAGTATCTGTGACTGGATAGATGGCATCAATCAATTGTGGAATAAAGCAGTACAAGTGTTAACAAATGGCACTCGCATAAATCATGTCAATAAATACAAGAACCGGAGTTCCTGATGCCAGAACAGCAACAACAATCACTGCCCACACTGAAGCAAAACTTGATAGAGTATGTCAAGCTACAGTTGGGCGGCGATATAATTGATCTCGAATTAGATCCTGCACACTACGAAGCGGCCTATCAAAAAACCATTGGCACCTATCGCCAACGGGCCAACAACGCCTATGAAGAAAGTTACAGTTTCATGCAGTTGGTACAAGATGTCAACATCTACGAACTGCCTCAAGAAGTTGTGAGTGTGCGTCAAATATTTCGCAGAACATTTGGCGACAGCTCAGGCCCGTTTGCGTCAAACTTTGATCCGTTTGCACAGGCCTCGCTCAACGTGTACCTAATGAACTTCAACGTGGCAGGCGGCCTGGCCACCTACGACTTCTACAGTCAGTACATCGAACTGGCTGGGCGTATGTTTGGCGCCTACATGAACTACACCTGGAACCCTGTAACAAAGAAACTGCAACTGATCCGTGATCCCAAAGGCTCGGGCGAAACTGTGTTGTTGTGGACCTACAATCTAAAACCCGAATTCAACCTGTTGAGTGATCACCAAATACAGCAATGGATCCGAGATTACATGGTGGCCAACTGCAAAATGATCATTGGTGAAGCACGTGAAAAATTTGTCACCATTGCCGGCCCGCAAGGTGGTGGCAGCCTAAATGGCACTGCCATGAAATCCGAAGCACAGACCCAAATGGACGGATTGCTAGAACAACTCAAAATGTACGTGGACGGATCACAACCTCTTACATTTGTTATTGGTTAAACTCCTCACACTTTTATCTAAAATTGTGCTATAATCCTAGTACACAAGTACCGGAAGAATCAAATTGGATCTCATGATCGACATTGAAGGTTTGGCCACAGGCCCTGAAGCAACAATACTAACCATTGCGGCCCAGGCGTTTGACCCCTTTGGCTCAGGTTACTATGAACACAAGTACTATGCTAGAGTTGATCTAGAGAGCCAAGAGACACGTACCATTGAACAAGGGACCATCAACTGGTGGGCCTCACAAGGCGCTGCCCAGGACGAAGCCTTTGCAGAAGATGGGCGCATACCCTTGGACCAGGCTCTAGATGAACTGCATCGGTTATGCTGGAAATGCAATCGTATCTGGATGAATGGTCCCACCTACGATGCCAATATCCTTGAACATGCCTACAAGAGTTACGGTAAACCACTGCCCTGGCAATATTACAAGATCCGTGATGCAAGAACGGTATATAGTTTGTACCCTGCGTTGCCTAAGCCTGCTACCAGTCATCATGCGCTGGAAGACTGCCGCAGACAGATTGACATGTTGCAAACAACCTTGGCTCATTTAAATATCAAGGAGCTAGCATGATCATTGGCGTTTGTGGATTTATTGGCTCGGGCAAAGATACCATTGCAGACTATCTTGTGAATCTACATCACTTTCGACGAGAAAGTTTTGCCAACACATTAAAAGACGCTGTGGCACAGGTGTTTGGTTGGGACAGAACCATGCTGGAAGGACGCACAAAACAAGCCCGTGAATGGCGTGAACAAGTGGATCCCTGGTGGGCTGAACGTTTAGGCATACCGCACTTGACCCCACGTTTTATTCTACAACAATGGGGCACAGAAGTATGCCGCAAGAACTTTCACGATGACATCTGGATTGCCAGCCTGGAAAACAAACTGCGCAATTCTACAGATGATGTGGTCATA